TGACACTGATGGAGAAACGATTGTCTCAGACCGCCGATTGGCACTACTTCGCAACCGATATTGTAGGCGAATCATACTCGTAAAATGAACAGATACCCAACAGATTCCGATGCTCGCCGATGGGATGGAAAACGTGTACATCTTACGACGACATATCCGACGATACCTACATCATTCTCCGACATCTACATCATCGCGACGGAGACCGACTATCTCGACACCCTTGCGAAACGATATTACGGCGACGCAACTCTATGGTGGGTGATCGCACAAGCGAACGGAATAAAAGCTACACTCAAGGCGCCTACAGGACAACAGCTTCGTATTCCCCGTGACATTCAATCAATATTGACCGAGTTCTTCTCGGCGAACAAGTGATGGCTGACGATCAAAAGACCACCAACGAACCGAATCCGACGTTGACCAACGTAGTTCCGTGGGGACTACACCCCGTACCGAAGTTCGTTCAAACTACACTGAAGCGTAGGCCGAAATCGTATGCGTGGCACTCGACATCGACGTCCGACACGGGAGCGACACGCACGGCGTGGGCAAGAGTGTGCTCAAACGGAAAAGTTGCTGAACACCACGGGCTCGACGGATTTATTTTGTTCGGCCCAAACACGGATACCGTAGAGGGTGAGGTTGGGTTTAACGAGGCGTTTGGAGTTGGTCCGACCGGAAAACAGATTATCGGGCGTGACGTCAACAACGTTCCACACACACTGTCACCGATCACGTTCCCGCATCGCCCTCCACCGGCATTGCAAGCAATCGAGACGGAGTTCTACGGCGCCGGTTCTAGCTTTCCGGGACTGTGCAAGAAAGCGACCATCAAATGGAAATGCTTTTCTATGGAGCAGTTGGAATACTTGACGCCGTACTTTTTAAGCTTGGGCGTATCGGCGGTTCTTGAATGGGGATGGAATACGTTTGCCAATAGTTCATTGATAAATCTCAAGGACATCGACGGTGTCCGACAGTTGTTCCGAGCCGGTGACTCGTATTACAAACGAATCAAGGACTCCAATGGAGATTATGACTGTCACGTCGGACGAATCATCGACTACGGTTACACGATGGACAATCAGGGAAACTACGAGGGGTATACTGTCGTTGTCAATCCGGCGTTCATGATGGAGGGCATCAACATCAAAGATCAAGTTGGCATCTCGGAGAGCAAGGGTGGATCGTCATCGGCGATTGATTTCATGAAAACTCGGTTCGACAATCTGATCGCCGATGATGGTGTGCTACCTAAACGGTTCAGTGGAAAAGAGCTCGAACTCGCGAAGATGTTGCGCGAATATAACTGGATATTCAAGAACGATCCAAAATACAAATACCATCGTATCAGGCCGGACGCAAAGTTCTGGATCAACATGCGTGGATTGCAGGCGATCTTAAATCTGTTCGGTTCGGTGAAGTATAATGGAGGAAACCACCGAGATTTGGTGTTCCGATTCTCCAATGCAAAAATCGGCGCACATCCGTTGATGAAGGCTGTTTGCGCCGGCTCCGACAACAAGAACGTCAACGTTTTGATTCCGAACGCAATCGCACCCCGACTGACACGTGGAGGCAATGGTGGTCCATCGAACCGATCATTGAAGACGGTTGTCAATACGGCGGCGGATGAACGATTGGCCAAAACTGCAATGGAAATGTCTAACACGTTGACATCGACATTCAAGCTGTCGGATGAAACGGACCACCTGCAATCCATCATTGGTTCCGTGAATCCATTTCCAATGTTGGTTGGTGGCGGCATCATACCGGAAGACGATCCAACGATTGAACCGCCGCCGACGACGACGCCGACCGTTCCGAAGACACCGATGGTCGATCCAGTATACAATGCAGCCAAGCCAGGTTACTGGGGATTTTTGGGAGACATCTACGTGTCAAACACCCTCGTCAAAACGGCGTTCACGCAGAACGATACGTTGCAACGTGCATTGGAATACATCTTAGGCGAAATATCATCGGCCGGATCGAACTACTGGGAGTTCCGAGTCATACCTGAACAACCAAACAACATCACCGTTGTTGATTCCGCGTTCTGTCCGATCACCGTCTCATCGGATGTCCGGAACGCCAATCTGGTCGACTTCACCATCGGCAAGACCGAGGACTCATGCTTTACGGACTATGGTATGAGTGTTCAGATGAAACAGGAGATGGCTACCCAAACGCTACTGAATCGTACGTCCACAGTCGATGCGAAAGGAAGTGCGGGTATCAGTCAGTTCGTTTCTGGTGATCGGCTGTTTGATCCGGGTTCGTTTGACTATGCGGTTGAGGAGACCGACGCGGATAAGAAAAACAAAGAGAAGCAACTGGCAGAAAAGACGGCGGCGGACGCGGCTGAGGATAAGGATCGGAAATCCAAGGAGGGATTTGTTATATTGAACAGTCAAGGTGTCGAATACTACCTCACCGAAAAGAACCCGGAAGTGATGAAAAAAATCGTCTCCATTGGAGAACGTGGCGAATCCACGAAACCACTGTCGACGCCTATGATGCCAGGCACGGAGTTCACATTTGACTGTCAGGGAATCTCCGGATTTGCTTTCCTTGGTATGTTCACGTTGAGCGCGGTTCCAACGCCATACAACAAAGAGCATGCGGTTTTTCAAGTCGATGGTGTCAAGAACATCATAACCGAGAACAACTGGAAAACGTCAATCACCGCAAAGGTTCGACCGTTGGTAACCGCGTCATGAAAACCAATGACAAGATTGTAGTTGAGTACGGCGCATTTCGATCTATACCGATCAGCAAGCCACTACCTCCAAAGTTCAAGCCGGTGCCGTTGTCAACGGATTATGCCGCCGGTTACATCCACCGCGCCGTGGTAGTCAAGCGGAACGATCCTATATCCAGCCGAGAAATCGACCCAATGCATTCCACCAACGTAGACGGTTCGATGTATCAATCATACACCATTGTTTGGAAAATCTCGGGCAAGAAAGATCGTACGGTTGTCGATGGGATCATCGAGGACATCGGAGTCGAGGAAGCAAATACCAATGCTGTAAAAAAACTGGGAGACGTCGGTGTCCGACTTTTTCCAAATCCACTTGAGTTCTGGAGAGGGTATTGACATCCGTAGAATCTTGTCGTAGAATCGGCTCGATGATCGTCGTAGATACGTTTGACATTTTCCAATCCCTCCTATCCAAACTGCAAGTCAATGACGTTGTGATGGATGTCGTGCTTGCGGACGCTCGAAAACATCCGTGCAATAACGACGTGTCGGTCATTCTGTTTCAGTTTCTCGGTGATGATACCGTTTGGTGTTGGCCGATTTACCACAATGAGACGGTGGTCGATGGCGACACGTTGGTTGAGTGGTACACGTCGTTCGTCGAATCAATGCGAATGTCGGTCGGCCGGCGGTTTGTGTTGGACAAAAAAACGTGCGATCAGTCGTTCGGAACCGACTTCCAACTTCTGGACCTGAACGTGATTCAGTATCTTGAAGATGGCGAGGTTGAAGATTGGTCCGACGTGTCATGTAACGCGAAAACGTTCATCGAGGTGACCCACCGAAACGTGACCGATCTAAACCGAGCGATTCCATTGGTCAAGTTGGCCAGAATGTTCGTCGATAAGGTACGTCGATTCGATCTCAACGATCTACCCGAAATGGACCGCAGCTTCAACTTCGTCAATCACATCGCAATGACGCGGTTTGCGCAACTGGAATCGGTTGGATTGGCGGTCGAGCCGACGACGTTTCTGTCGTTTTATGGTCCCGAGCAGCTTCCAAATCTGAAGGACGGTCGGGTGTTCTCACAGTACAACCTCTACACGTCCACTGGGCGTCCGAGCAATCGATTCGGTGGCATCAACTTTGCGGCAATGAACAAGGAAGATGGTTCACGTAAACCGTTCGTATCCAGACACGGAAAGGACGGAATGCTTGTGATGATGGATTACTCGGCGTTCCACCCACGGTTGATCGCCAGCCTCGCTAACTATCAGATGCCGTTCGATGTCAATCCGTATCAGTACCTAGCAACATTTTTTTACAAGACCGATAAGCCGACTCCGCCGCAGATCGCGGCGGCCAAGGGTCAGTGCTTTCAACAAATGTATGGCGGTATTCGTGAGCAGTTTTTGCATATACCGTACTTCCGATCCACGCAGACCTATATCGACCACCGTTGGTCATTTTTTGAGAAGAACGGTTACGTAGAGACACCGATCTACTTTCGCAAGATCAAGACGTGTCACATCGACGATCCGACACCGAACAAGCTGTTCAACTACATTCTGCAAGCGTACGAAACGGAAGTTGCGGTACAGACCCTTGGACGGATACTGGAGTTCCTTGACGGTAAAAAAACTCAACCAGTGCTGTACACGTATGACAGCCTTCTCTACGATTTTCATCGAGATGATGGTAAGGACACGTTGCGGCGAATCCGCGACATCATGGTTGACGGTAAGTTTCCGATCAAAGCGTATGCAGGAAAATCGTACGACGAGATGGTACAGATCACCGTCTGAGTGCTATTTATAGAGTGAAATATGCCACGTGGAATCGGCATATATACTCCTATTTATACACGCATGACATTCTCACGACTCGACGATCTCCTAACCGAATGGGCTTTACGTTCACCGGACGGTCTTGCTTCGGGACACAAATCGGTTGAAAACGTCGGCGTTCTATTGTCGATCCTCCGTGAACACGGTCTATCGGAAACAGATGCGCAGCAGTTGGTCAGTGACGTAATCAACGATGGGACGACCGCCGAGGAACCTGTAGAGGGGTCGGTAAAAAAACAGCCGGACGCGGTGATGTTGTCACTGGGTAAAACCAAACGAGTTCGTCGTGAGTTTGTTGATAAGTTTCGACCCATTTTGGACAAGCATCCAGAGTTGTTGGACATTTATGATTCTATCGAGACACTCGACGGCGCATTGACCGTTTACAACACCGGTCAGTGGAACGGACAGAACTACCGTGACGCATTTGCAGAAATCGACCGACAGATCACACACAAGGGGTTGGGTCGTGGGGAGCTGGTGCTCGTGTACATCATCAAAGGATGCGTTTCAGGTGGCGCCAAGTCGGGAGATTTGGAACTGCCGGATGGAACTACAGTCGATGTCAAAGAGATCGACGAAAGTGACGAGATTCTTGTCATGATGAACTCGATTGACAACTATCAGAATCTCAACTTCGTCAAGGCATTACAGAAACTCAAGACCTTTTTGGAGTCGGAACCGGAAGCGGTCGACATCCTTGTTCGTGCATATCAAACGAATAGTGCGGAGGCGTCCGCTGAACCACCGATTCTCGATTCTGGATTGGACGAATCAATACTGTCTGAGAAGGTCGATCCTGTTCTCGCATTTTTGGATAATCGCAATGTGTTTGAGATGGGAAACTCGGTGTTTACTGGACTGTCCAAAATACGTGACGGTCTGAACAAGATGTCCAGCGGTCGTCGTGTTCCAGACACGGTGACGTTCCGAATCGGTGATGAAAAAAAGATTCTGTTGCTGGATCAGTCCGAGGTTCAAGCGTTGAGGAGTATCATTGACAAGTTGTCTGGAACGTTCACGAAGATATCATTCCAAGCCGCCGGATTCGATGACCGAACCTCGCAATATCTCGTGCCCATTCTCAAAAGTTTGGATATCTTCGCCATCGGTAACAATGCGATCACCGTTCAGACGATTCACGAGGAGCTTATCAAAGCGTTGCACTATGACGGCATCGTATTCGTGACACATCGAGGATCGAGCATGGAATATGTACCGAAGTCCAAAATGGAGAACTTCTCGTCGTCGCCGGTAAAGTTTTCTCGGTTGTCCAAAGGTGTAAAGTTCAAGGTTTCTATATGAGCACAGTATTCTCCACATTCCTACAGAGCGTTCTGCTCGAAGCCGCAATAGACCATCGTGTCCCAAGCGGTGTACTTGATATCAACGACGATGCCCACAGAATGGTGATTGCGGAAAAACTGCTCGACCGTGGCATCGATCCGACCGTAGTGTTGGAAGTGGTCAACAAGTTGGCGTTGAAGGATGGCAAATACCCGGACCGTCAGGCCTACAACAAGGAAGGTTGGTTGGTCACGTTCCCGACTCCCGAGCATCGTGCAGCAGCTATCAAAAAGAAGACCCACTTCGCGTCCGATCCGACACATGGTCGGGGTGGAATGAACCTCTACTACAAACGGAAGGGCAAGCAGGCCCGGCAACAGCAGCAGGATGCGTCCGAGACCGATCCGGCACAAGATGATCAGCAAGCACAACCGGCAAACAGCTCCGATACACCGGATGCCACGTCGGCGACGCAACAGGCAGGTGGTGGAGAGTCCGAACTGCCTGCCGGTGGCGATGCCACCGCCGCGTCAAAGTCCGATGGTCAATCGCAACCGTCTGACAACGAACCGAAGGACGGAGGATCGTCCGAGTTACCCACGGCTGGATCATCTGCTACCGATCAAAACGCGGGAGATGACTCGAACAAACCGGCCGATGCAGGCGATGCTACCGCACAGGCGGCACAACAACAGTCGGCACCGGCCCCCAAGGAGCCCGATACGTCGGCGTTGGTACGGTTGACTCAGGAGTTCGCACGACAACAGCAATGGACGGATACACCGTACGGTGACTGGAATGACAGTCACGGTCAACACGTTGCGGTCACGGGATTGGACGGACAGGTTGTACCGATCAAGTTTACCGACCGAGAATCGCTGAAATCGTTTGCACAGAAAAAAATGACCGATGGAATCGTACTCCGTGAGGAACTGACGAGGGCGGGGATTTTGTAACCTCATGGACTTTGCACAACGTCAACTCCTGTGTACCTTCACGACACTGGCCGAACTTGAGTTCGAGTTGGCCGCGATTGCACGTACGTACAAGGTCGACGGTGACATCTACGTTTTGCAAAATCAAGACGTTCCCGAAGACATATATCTGACCTACAACGTTCGACGTGACATGGTTACTCCACGTCGGCCAAAAACCATCTCGGTACATCGAAAAAAGGACTACAACGTGATCTACTCCATCAATGCGTTGAATCTGATGGCCGTCGGTGATTTTTCAGGAAGCTTGAATCCTCGACATGAGATCGATTGGGACAGATACCGTAACAGTTTGGTTGTTGTCAACGGAAAATCGATCACGGTTTTCCCGACGGTATTGTTGAAAATCGTTCGTCCGACGAAGTGACTTTGTCGGCTCCGTGATACTTATTCCCGTTGGCGTTCAATGCCGACGAACATAATAACGTATTGACTTTTTACACATTGACAACTGAGTAGTATCTGAATACTCTACCACTTTCTTGATTGCATACTGCGATTACGAAATAACAAATAAACACTAAGGAATAACTATGGCACTCGATCTGAGTAAAGTTAAGAACCGCCTGGAATCGTTGAAGACCACGAATACCAAGGCCAAGCACATGTGGAAGCCGAACAAGGGAAAGAATGTGATTCGCATTATCCCTTACAAGTTTCAACCCGACAATCCGTTTGTGGAGCTGCTTTTCCACTACGGCATCAACAACAAGACCTATCTCTCGCCGTCGACGTTCAATCGTCCGGACCCAATCGTGGAGTTGTCGAACAAGCTCAAGAAGAGCGGCGACAAGGAAGAGTGGAAGGAGGGTCGCAAGCTTGAACCCAAGATGCGCGTCTACGTTCCGATCCTCGTTCGCGGCGCGGAATCCGAAGGCGTCAAGTATTGGGGTATGGGTAAGCAGGTGTATCAGGAAATCCTGAGCATCATCTCCGATCCCGATTACGGTGACATCACCGACGTTCGTACCGGCCGCGATCTCGTAGTCGAGTTCAAGACGCCGGAAGAGACCGGCAAGTCCTGGGGCGAGTCGACCATTCGTTGCAAACCGAATCAATCGGTGGCGTTCGATCCGTCCGATGCGGCGGTCAAGGACGCGGTGAAGAATCAGGTGGACATCCTCACCTTCTGGCCCGAGTTGTCCTATGACGAACTCGCCAAGGTGATGGACGAGTGGTTGAACGCGCCGGCCGAAGGCGCCTCTCCGGACTCCGCTGGTGCCGTTCCGTCTGACGACGATGAAGAGGCTCCGGCAGCACGGGCACCTATCGCCGCGGCGAAAGCGGCAGCGGCCTCGAAGCCGGCAACGGCTCCGGCCTCCGCAACTATCGAGGCCTCATCGACTCCGGCGCCAAAGCCAAGTGCTCAGGCGGTCGCTGATGAGTTCGACGAGCTGTTCAACAGCAAGGGCTGATCAGCTCTTTGACCCAATCCGTTCAACTGGCGGCGGCATGATATTGCCGCCGCCTTTTGGACCTTACCATAAAGGAAAACATGGCAAAGAAATCAGAATCAGATGACGTACGCGACAATCTTGCCGATACGTTGCTGGAGTCGTTGAACAAGGAGAACAAGGACGGTGGCAAGATCGCGTTCTTCCTCAATGACGAGGAAGACCCGTCGCAGATCGTCGACTGGGTGTCCACCGGCAACAGCATGGTCGACCTCGACATCTCAAACCGGCCTCACGGCGGCGTTCCCGTCGGTCGTATCACAGAGTTGACCGGTCTCGAAGCATCAGGAAAGAGCTTGATGGGTGCCCACCTTCTCGCCGAAACGCAGAAGAAGGGCGGCGTCGCCGTGTTCATCGACACGGAGTCGTCTGTCTCACCGGAGTTCCTCGCCGCCATCGGCGTGGACATCAACAAGATGCTCTACGTCAGCGTGAACACGGTTGAGGAGGTCTTCGACACCATCGAGTCCATCGTGGCCAAGGTGCGTAAGGCGAACAACAACCGTCTCGTTACCATCCTCGTTGACTCGGTTGCGGCCGCGTCGACGTCGAAGGAACTCGCATCAGACCACGGACAGGATGGCTACGCCACCGGCAAGGCCATCATCATCAGCAAGGCGATGCGCAAGATCACCGAGATGATCGCACGACAACGTGTGTGTCTCGTGTTCACCAACCAGCTGCGGCAGAAGCTAGGCTTCGTCGGGTTCGGCGATCCGTGGACCACGTCGGGTGGTAAGGCACTGGCGTTCCACGCATCGGTCCGTATCCGTCTACAGGGTGTCGGACAGATCAAGGTCGGCGACGCCGTCGTTGGTATCAAGACCAAGTCGAAGATCATCAAGAACCGAATGGGTCCGCCGATGCGGTCCACGGAGTTCAACATCTTCTTCGACCGTGGTATCGACAACTACGGCAACTGGCTGGAGCTGCTGACCGAGTATGACATCGTGTTGCCGGCGAAAGCTGAGAAAGCCGACGACAAGGGCAAGAAGAAGACCAAGAAGGAGATCGAGGAGGAGAAGGAAGCCAATAAAAAGGCCAAGTCCCTTCAGTTCATCCTTGAGGTCGAGGGTAAGGAACCCGAGATGATCAAGTTCGAAAAAAAGGATTTTCCGAAGATGTTGGTCGAAAGGCCTGACGTCAAGGAGTACCTTTATCAAAAGTTGTGCAGTGCACGTGTGATGAAGTATCGTACGACGGGTGAGAGCCTGGAAGACGACATCGAAGTCGACACTGGCGGCGCAGGAATGGACGAATAAGGGTTAGCAGGTGTGACATGACGTGCGGGATGAGATACTCCCGCACGTCTCTTATATGGCAATCGACAAGTCCAAACTCTTTTCGTTGTTCGACAACATCAAACAGGAACATCGTGACACGTCAGGCAATATCGTCGTCAAGCAACGTACTCGGAACTCCGATGTGCTAATCGTAGACGGCACCAATCGTTTTATTTCAACGTTTTGTGTAACACCGACGCTCAACGACAACGGCGAGCATGTGGGCGGCGTGTCCGGGTTCTTGACCAGCCTCGGCTATGCAATCAAGCTGCTGACGCCCACCCGTGTGATCATCGTGTTCGACGGCAAGGGTGGAAGCCAACGTCGGCGATCCATCTATCCGGACTACAAGGCCGGTCGGAAGCCGGTAAAACGGTTGAATCGTCAGTATGAGGATTTGGTAGACGACGCGGGAGAAGAAAAAAACATGTACCATCAGATGTCCATTCTGGCGGACTTTCTCACGTCATTGCCGGTGACTGTTCTGTCAATCGACTACATCGAGGCCGACGACACGATTGCGTATCTGGCGCATCACGCGTTCTCCAAACCGGACGAGAAGGTTACCATCATGAGCGCGGACAAGGACTTTTATCAACTCATCAACGAACGTGTAAGCGTGTGGAGTCCTGTAAAGAAGAAGGTCTACGGCGTTCAGGATGTCGTCAACGAATACGGAATCTACCCACAGAACTTCGTGTTCTACCGTGTGCTCGAAGGTGACAAGTCCGACAACATCGACGGTATCAAGGGTATTGGACGTAAGACCGCGATCAAGCGGTTTCCGATGCTTACAGAAAGTACACAGATCGAGTTGGAAAAACTTTTGGCTTACGCGATGGACCGTTCCAACGAGAGCCCGATCTACGCCAATGTGACCGAGAACTGTGACAAGGTTACTCGCAACCACATGCTGATGCAGTTGGCGGAACCGTCCATTTCGGGAGCGTTGCAGATGCAAATCCTCGACTCCGTGAAAACCCACTACGAGCTGAACAAGTTCACGTTTGTGCAGAAGCTCACAAAATATTCCATGCACCATTCCATTCCTAATCATCACGTTTGGATACAAGAGGTGTTCTATCCGCTCTCGGTATTCAAGGACTGACTATTTACACATTGACCAGAATCACACCCTAACCTATCGTATTCATCATTCATGGCACCAGTAATCATCGACAACCTCAAAAAGTTTGGTCTCGACTTTCAGTCGAAAATCATCGCCGGCATTTTGACAGACAGAAGTTTTCTCGAACGTGTAATCGACATCGTCGATGTATCGGCATTCGAGAATGATGCACATCAATGGATTCTGAAGGAGATCATGAGCTACTTCATCTCCTACAAAGAGCTTCCAACGATGCAGGTTTTCAAGGTCCGCGTGGATACGATCTCCAATGAGATGTTGAAGACGTCTGTCGTAGATCATCTCAAGTCGGTGTATCTCAAGTTGACCGAGAAGGATTTGGTCTTCGTCCGAGAGCAGTTCCTTGAGTTCTGCAAGAATCAGAAGCTCAAGAACGCCATCTTGGAGTCGGTGGACCACCTCAAGACCGGCGAGTACGACCGGATCAAGGTTCTCGTCGACAACGCGATGAAGGCCGGCGCAGAACGCAACCTCGGTCACGACTACAAAACGGAGGTCGAGATACGTATGAGTCAGGTCTGCCGGTCTACGGTTCCCACTGGATGGGATGTCGTGGATTCACTGATGGACGGAGGTCTCGGGCCGGGAGAACTGGGTGTCGTCGTTGCGCCGGCAGGTACCGGCAAATCTTGGATTCTCACGAAGATCGGCTCCGAAGCAATGAAGCGAATGAAGAACGTCGCGCACTTCACATTGGAGTTGAACGAAAACTACGTCGGTCTCCGTTACGACTGCTGTTTCACCCACTTCGAGTTTCAGGACATCCGCAACCACGTGGATGAGGTGAAGGAGAAAGTCAAGCAGATTCCCGGACGACTCAAGGTCAAATACTTCCCACTCAAGTCGGTCAGTGCGCAGTCGTTGAAGTACCACATCGAACGTATTCAGATGATCGAGGGAATCAAGATCGATGTTGCGGTCGTCGACTACGCCGACATCCTTCGACCGATGGAGAAGGACAAGAACGCCAACAGCTACTCCGAAATGGGTGGCATCTACGAGGAACTGCGTACGGTCGCCGGTGAGTTGCAGATTCCAATCTGGACCGCTTCACAGACCAATCGTGAGGGTAGCAGTCAGGACATCGTCGAGGCTCACAACATCTCCGATTCGTATCGGAAGATCATGACCGCAGATTTTATTTTGTCGATGTCTCGTAAGACCAACGACAAGGCGAACAACACCGCCCGCTTCCACGTCATCAAGAACCGATTCGGACCGGACGGCATCACGTTGTATGCCAAGATGAACGCCGGTAATGGTGACATCCGTATCTACGACGAGAAGGCACGTGAATCGGCGGATATCAAGGCCACTATGCAGGACGAGGAGAATGACACCAAATCTTTACTGCAAAAAAAGTGGAACAAAAAACGGAGCGATGACGTTGGCGGCGACATTGATTCCTGATCTTTTTCGGCCCGACCACATACTTATCAAAGTCCCCAAACGGTGTTTGGGATGAATCATCTTATTATTATATGACACAAGTAAACTTTCTGGAGGAAATGGCGAACTTTACTTTCGCGGCAAAATACGCGAGGTACGATGAAAAGAAAGGCCGACGTGAAGTTTGGACCGAGACCGTGAACCGACTGGAGAAGATGCATCTCAAGAAGTTCGCGTGGTTGTCCGACGCGGACAAAGAGGAGATCGTCTGGGCATTCAACCTTGTTCGTGATAAGCGTGTGGCGCCCTCGATGCGATCCCTACAGTTCGGTGGCAAGGCCATTGAGGCACACAACGCCCGCATGTACAACTGCTCGGTAATGCATATCGAGTCCATCAGATCGTTTGCGGAAGCGTTCTACATGTTGCTGTGCGGTTGTGGCGTCGGCTTCGGAATCACCGAGCATTTTCTCAAGCATCTTCCAAATCTGGTGAAGCCGGTCGACAAGACCGGTGCGGTGGTTACCTATGTCGTTCAGGACAACATCGAGGGTTGGGCAGACTCAATCGAGGCGATGTTGATGTCCTATTTTAAGAACACGCCATACACGGGCCGAAAGATCGTGTTTGACTACAGCCGTATTCGTGCGGAAGGTACTCCGCTCAAGACCGGCGGCGGAAAGGCTCCCGGATACAAGGGACTAAAAAATGCGCATTCGAAGATCAAGGCCATCTTCGACTACATCATCGAGGAGAAGAAGCAATCCAGATTGCGCACCATCGACGCGTACGACATCCTGATGCACTGCGCCGACGCGGTGTTGTCGGGCGGCATTCGCCGGTCGGCCTGCGCCGTCGTTTTCGACATCAACGACAAGGACATGTTGACCGCCAAAACCTTCTTCGATGTTCAGAAGCACCGTCGTTTCTCCAAGGACGAGGACACGGGTCTCTACTACGGAAAGGTTGTCGTCAACGGCAAGACACACGATGTCGAGGTGTTTGAGAGCGACTACAAGCAGATCGTTGAGCAGAAGAAGATCAGCTGGTTCTACATTGCGCCGCAGCGTGCCCGAAGCAACAACTCGGTCGTTCTGTTCCGCGATAAGGTGACCTTCGAGCAGTTCGAGGAGATCGTCAACATGACACAGCAGTTCGGTGAGCCGGGCTTCGTGTTCGCCGACAGCTCCACGCCCCACATCCTTTTCAATCCGTGTTTCGAGGTCGCGTTCCAACCGATCACGTCGGACGGCCGATGCGGCGTTCAGGTCTGTAACCTCACCACCACCAACGGCGGCAAGGTCAAGACCGAGCAGGACTTCTACGACGCGGTCAAGGCGGCGTCCATCATCGGTACGTTGCAAGCCGCTTACACGGTGTTCCCCTATCTGTCCAACGCGTCGGTCGAGTTGACCGAGAAGGACGCGTTGTTGGGCGTGTCCATCACGGGCATCATGGAAAATCCAAAAGTGCTACTCGATCCGACCATCCAGACGAAGGCGGCCAACATCATCAAGGACGCAAACGTTGAGTGGGCCAAAAAGTTGGGTATCAACCCAGCAGCTCGGACCACGCTTGTGAAGCCCGAAGGTACGGCAAGCATCGTCCTTTGCACATCAAGTGGCATCCACCCACACCACGCGCACAAGTACATCCGTCGTATTCAGTGCAACAAGAACGACCCCGTCTACAAGTTCCTCAAGAGCGTCAATCCTCACGCGTGTGAGCCGTCGTTGTACAGCGCCAACAAGACCGACGATGTCGTGTCCTTCCCAATCGAGGTTGGACCGGAAGCGATGGTCAAGTCGGACCTAGACGCGATCAAGCACCTTGAGATCATCAAGTCGACGCAGGCAAACTGGGTGATTCCGGGAACACGTGACCCGAACAGCAAGTTGATTCACAACGTATCTTGCACGGTCACGGTGGATACGACGGAGTGGAAGAACGTCATCCGTTATCTGTACGACAACCGGCAGTTCTTCGCCGCTGTTTCGCTTCTGCCGAAGTCGGGCGACAAGCTCTACAAGCAGGCACCGATGGAGGAGATCGTCACGCCGGAAGATCAGGCCAAGTTTGACGACCTCAAGGCAAAGTGGAAGAAGCTCAACTTCACTCAGTTCACCGAGGACGACGATACGACCAAGCTGCAACAGGAAATGGTCTGTGTTGGTGGAGCGTGTGAGGTCAAATCGATCTGATACGCTATAAGATCACTCAAGCCGACGTATGGTGTTGACAACTACCAACGTCGGCTTTATTTTGCCTCAATATGGAAGACCAGCTTTTTGTAGACACGTCCAAGATCGTTCTTCGTGAAATCAGCCAACCAATCGCAAAGGAGTTGATCGTCAAGAACCACTACACCCACGCGTGGACCCTCTGCACCGTTGCGTTGGGGGTTTTTCTCAAGAAGGAGCAATCGGACGACAGCTTCTTCGAGGGCGAGTCCGAGTCGTTGATCGGTTGCATCATCTACGGTAATCCGATTGGTCGGTCAGCCGCAGCGTCCATCTCGGACCTCGTCAAGATCGATGAGGTGTTGGAGTTGACGCGTCTCTGGATCGCGGACGTACCGAACTGCAAGAACGTCGAGAGCTACGCCATTGGACAGTCCTTTCAGTGGTTGCGGACCTACTACCCACACATCAAGGCGCTGTTGAGCTACGCCGACAACGAAGCTGGCCACACCGGAGTCATCTATCAGAGCACCAACTGGCTGTATCAAGGCAACTCCCAACTGGCCTTGATGCCCAACTACAGCGTGTCTCTGACTGGTCCAACCGAAGGATACGACTGGATACACAGCCGAACGGTGATGTCGCGGTGGGGGAGCCACAACGTCGATCACCTAAAAAAAGTCATCGGCAAGACGTTCTGGCGGAAGAAGGAGTCGTCAAAGCATCGTTACATCTACGTTCTGGCCAAGGGCAAGGAACGGAAGAAGATTCTACAGAATCTCAAGCACAAGACCTACCCATACCCCAAATCAGCTCAGTTTGAAGAACATATCGAGGAAGTTTGCGTTGATCCGACCGTAAAAAATGGTGTCAACAACCTCGAAGCTTTTCTGGTGTAAGCGTATATTTATAGGGTATGATCAACAACCGCGCCCAACTCAAATCCGTCATCAAGAAGATTGTCCTTTCCGAAATCACCAAAGCCGACTACGGCGTAGGCAAACCGTCCACCTGTTCTGAGCTCGTCAAGGAGTTGGACAAGGCCGTCAAGAAAGCCGCCGGTGAGGTCGCTTCCGTTTCAGAGAACCCACTCGGAAACAAGATCACGTTCGATGACGGTCGTGACGGCGCCAAGTTTCAGGTCGAGTTGTATCGCAAAAACGACAACGGTGATCGTTTTGACTTGACCGCGTTCTTCCAAGGTTCCGAGCGTTTCACCGTGAAGGACATGACGAAGGACAGCGTTCTTGAGTTCATCAAGGACAACCTCAAGGTCTCCGAAGACTGCCCAAGCTACGTCGAGAAGGCTCTCGCCAAGGGTAAGGCACCGATTGATCCGGAGTTCAAGAAGTACGAGAAGAACACCGAGAAGGCAAAGGAGGTCTCGGCCGGTGAAGACGACAACGAGGAGAAGGAAGCCGACGAGAAGACCCAGAAGGACATCGCGGATGACGATGACAAGGACGCCGAGGAAGATGCTCCAGAGATCGAGGACGAGGTCGCTCCACAGTTGGGTGGCGAACTTGTGGACAAGATCGAGAAGATCATCGACAAGGTGCTCAAGGGCAAGCAGGTCAAGGCCGATGCCAAGAGTGCGTATCTCAAGGCAGACTCCGATAAGGAAAGTCCGGACAAGCTCGTCGTGAAGGCGAAGGAGACACCGAAGTTGAAGGAGAAAAAAAAACTGTCTGAGTCGGTCGATCCACTTGGAAAGCCGGATGTAGGTACACATCAAGCGTTTCGGGTACACATTCCCGCAAACGTGTACGATGGAAAATACTACGACTACCGTACCTATCCGTTGCTGGTACTGGTGACCGACGAGACGAGGACCGAACAGGACGCCATTCGTTGGGTCAACGCCCACAAGACCGAAGTTTTGGCTCGCATTGATCGAGCCAAGGTCCAAGGTGGAAGACGAATGGTGAAAGCTCCCGTGGATAAAAACGTGTTCTTCAAGGACACGTACTACGTCAAGAAAACCGAGATCGGACAACTGCCATGAAGAAATCAGAACTCAAACAACTCATTCGGGAGTGCATCAAAGAAGTTGCACTTCCGCCAAGAAACCAACTCCCGCCGGACATTCGTGAGTTCGCCGAGTTCATCAGCGAGAAAATCAACGACCGAGTCCGAAAGACCGGACACCGGGTCGGTCTGGAGAACGCAATCATCGATATGGTGGTCCACAAAATGATGAAAGACGGTTGGGCCAAGGGCGGAGCCGACTCCGGTGAAGACGAGTTTTACAACGAGAAAGGCCAAGT